GGTAGGTGGTACCGATGGTGATGCTGCCGGAGCTGATCGTGTTGTCATGTTCGACTTCCACGTTGTCGCCATGGAGCGCAACATCTCCACGGTTCCAGCTGACATCAGCCCTCATGAGATGACCGACTTTCATGCCAGTACCATAGGTGGGTGTGGCTCCGTCGGTGTCAGCAGTCAGCGGAGCGACTGCAAAATATTTCAGACCAATAATCGCCATTTATTTATCCTTTCCGGAGATGTACGCATCCATGACGGCTTGCATGGCTGCATCCACTTTTTGCTGTGCTGCAGTCTCTGCATCTGTCACGAAATGATCCCCTTTGATTTTTCGTTTGCCTTCTCGGCCGTAGTGCAGGATATAAGCCTTTTGTGCATTGGTAACCCTGTGGCTGTCTGTTCCCTGTGGATAGACCTCAATGCTCATGCCGTCCTTGGTGCTCAGGATCCCAGTCTTCCCGACAGCCTGATACATCGCTCCGGTTCGCACATGCCCATGGGATTGTATGGACTGCCGCCATGTTTCGACCAGGACATCCGCTCCGGCATTCAGCATCGCTGTCATGCACTCACCGCGGAGACCTTTTTCGATCTCTTTCAGCTCGTTCTCCAGCAGTTCGATACCATCGCTTGTGATCTTAGCCATTGAGATACACATCCAGACTGAACCGCCAGATCCAGCGGTTTTTGCCCTCGTTCATGAGGAACTCAACAGACTGCAGCGTGAAGCTCGCGCCCTGGGCCTTGAGAATCTCTTGAACCACTTTAGCCTTATCATCTGCACCGTCATGAACATACAGAACAACATTGCCCTGAATGTTTTGCTCGACCAGCCCATCGTCTCCCCAGAGAGAGACGGGAGCACCGGTCAGTTCGACTACTCCATAATCCTGATTGTCCAGCGAGTTGTTGACATCCCACCAGGCGTCCCTCTGGAACGTGATACCGCTGGTGCTCAGAGCGTCAATCAGGTTGGTGACTGCCGTCAGCTGTTCATCCATTGATATCACTCCTTTGGATTGTCAGCTCGATGCCATGATCCGGCGTGATGTATGTCCGGATGATCCGGTACACTTTTCCACGGAAGCGGAGCTTCAGTTCGTCCTCATAATCAGCATAGTTGGACAGCTTCAGAACATAGTTCGGCTGGAGCCCTACATTCGCCGCTTGATAATATTCCGAACGACTTACGCTCTGGACCGTGCAATACACCATGCGTTCTGCGGTCACCGGCTCAGCGTGGATGCCATGAGCGGCTGGTGTGTCGGAGATGAGATAGCACACATCAGCGAGATACATCAGCTGTCACCCCACTCCGTATAGCCTGAAGTGTTTGCCAATTTTTTCTTCTGGCTGTCATATGCTGCCAGAAGCTGGTCATAGTTCGGTGGATTTCCGAAGCGCATCTGCACATAGGTCAGAATTGCCTCTTTTAGCAGGTTGTCTGCCAGAGTGCTGTTGTCTGTTACGGTGCCGTCTGCCGCGATCGTGAGGCTCACATCACCGGAGAACTGCACCCCTACGGACATCAGATCTTTGGCACCAGCAGTCAGAAGAGCCGCAATCCTGGCATCATACGCCTGCGTGGTAATGCCCAGCGCAAGCTTTGCCTCTTTCAGCATAGGCACCTCCGAAAACACCCGGCGAGGATTACTCCCCACCGGGCTGTGTTTATTCGTTCAGCGCATCGAGGATCTCCGCTTTGATGTCCGCTTTCCGCGTCGATTTCAGCGTGATGCCATTGTCAGCCGCGAAGGACCGAAGCCCAGCAACTGTCAGGTTGTCCAGATCCGGAGCGCTTTCCTCATCGACGGATTCGTTACCATCGGATAGATCCCCGTCACTCTCTATCAGGTCGCTTTTGTGTAGCGGACCAGGCCGACACCGGTGGGCTTGCCATCGCCGAGAGCCATCACACGGAAGACAGAAGAGCCGGCACGGAATCCAACGGACTCATCACGATCAACAGCAGGATCCTTGCCGAAGTTGAATACATAGCCTTCCTTCAGGTCGCCGAAGATGATGTCAGTGCCGACAGCGTCTTCAATGATGACCGGGAAGCCGAGCACGTTATACTTGGCAGGAGCCTGACGATCAGCGACAACGATGGGCAGACCAGCATTGTCAGAGACGGCCAGAACGTTGCTGAAGAAGGTCGTGCGGCTCATAACGAAGGATGCATTGGGCAGATATTCCGTCGGAAGAGCAGCGATGATCTTCAGGATGTCGGCATAAGTGATAGCAGCCTTGGTGTAGGTGTTGCCGGTGGCCGTGATGGTGGTCAGGCCAGTGGGCTGGGAAGAACCAGTGCCGGCAGCGACCAGAGCGGTCACGAGGCGATAGAGCTTATTGGCGAGGCGTTCAACCAGCCAGGTCTCGAAAGCAGGAACGGCCATGGCAGCGACATCAGCGGTGATTTCAACAGTTTTGATGAGCTTGTAGATTCCCAGGGAAACCTGAGCAAGCGTATCCGCTGCATCGGTGGCGGCGGTGTCCATGGCGACCACACCAGCCGCATTGATAGTGCCTTCAACAGGCAGGATCACGGTACCAGGAACATGCATCACATCGATCGCGTTGAGCAGGGGATAGAGCTCCATTGCTCCCCAGATCTTATTGGCAGTTTCCTGAGGAATGGCATAATTGCCGTTGGCCAGAGCGGTACGTGCTTCGGCATCGATCGGACGGCCCTGCAGGTTTTCAAGCCATGCAGAACGATATTCAGGGGAATTGATTGCAAAGGTCTTTTCCATACGTTTTTCCTCCTCAAAGGTTTTAATGGTTTCGCCGTGCTTAACGGCATCGTCACAGGCACGCTTTTCAGCCTCGGCCTGTTCTCTGAGTTCCGCAAGACGCGCCTCAATAGCAGGAATCTCTTCAGCCATGGCACCAATCTCTTCATCAGTCAGAGCTTCACGCTTTTCGGGATGCTCTTCCAGGTCGAGATCAGCAAGCCGCGCCTGCAGCTCTTCTGCATTGGCCGTCTTAATCTGTTCAAGTGTCATTTGGTTTCCCTCGCTTTCCGAATCGCAGCCTGCAGTGCTTCGATTCTTTTCTCGCGTTCTTCGGCAGCGAGTCGCTCCGCTCGCTCTGCCCTATCCTGTTTGATCGCTCCGTCGATCCAGGCTGCCGATCGGGCCTGTATAGCAGTGCCGGGATTAGCCGGCATTGATACCGCGCTCACGTCGTAGAGTTTCCGCATCCGCAGGATTGTGCGTGTGTGCGTGTCTCTACTGTATTTGTCTTCCTCCACCGTAAAGGCAAAGGACATCTGATCGACCAGGCCGTTCTGGATCTCTTCATACATCTCGCGTGCTCTGGCAGACTTGCTCAAATCCGCGACAACTTTCAGGCCGTGGTCATCCGTGGACAGCTGAAGTGTGCCGGTTCTGTTCCGTGCCATCACTTGTCCTTCGTGGTTGTAGAGAAAAAGCACGTCGGATGTATCTGCATCGTCGAATGCTTTTGGGTCGATCTGTTCCTTGTACTCTGTGCCAGTGTCAGGATCAGTAAAAAGGACGTACGGCTCGAAGGTGGACGCATACCCCTCCACGATCATGCTGCCGTCATCGTGATCATCTTCAGCTTTCCTGATCTCCATCACCGGCATCATTCGATACTCCCGTTCCTTGCTGGGCATCAGTGTCACCTCCGTTTTCGTCATTTTCGTCTTTGACGTTTTTGTACTCGCCGCGGATCGGCGCGTATGTACCTGCTCCGTCTGGAAGCGGCGCGTAATTGAACAGCTCTCTGATCTCATCGATCGTCAGGCATCCACGGTCACCCAACTGAGTGGCCATGTTGACCTTGGCTGAGACGTTCATGTACTGGAGCCTATTTGCTGTGAAGCTGATATGGTTCCCGTTATTCCGCTCGATCTGCGTGTACACGATGCGCGTCAGAGCATCTGACAATTTGATTGCGAACGGTTCGATGCAGCCATTGAAAAAAGCATCAAGGTCATCGCCTTGCGCCTTGTTTTGGAGGATGTTTTCATTCACTCCGAAATAGCTGTACACGTTCTCCCGGATCATCTTCATCTGCTCAGGATCGACCTTGTAGGCATCCTGCTTGATTTGCTGGATGTTCTGTAGGTTGTTGTTGAACAGAAGCAGACCGCCATTGCCGCCCTGGAATGACAGCCGGTTGAAACGGTTCCGCTCTTTGGTCAGGTCATCATCGAACAGGTACTGAGTCGTCTGGGCCATGAACCGGAATGTCGCGCTGTTCTTCACGCCTTCCTGGATGCCCTGGTTGACCATGTTGATCAGCTCCATGGTGCCGGCCAGCGCTGTCTCGTTCCGCTCTCCAAAGAAGTCATCCTTCAGCTGGTGCCGTGATACGATGGCCACCTGATCCAGAGGCAGACTCTGAACCTTTCCGTTTGCGAACTGGAACTTCAAAAACGGACGACCATCTGCACCCTGTACCACCTCGCACGTAGACGGAAGAACAGGATAGAATCCGGCAATTTCACGATACGGTCCGTCAAGGATCGGAACGACAAACAGGTTGTTTTCTACGTCGTAGATATTCGAGCTTCGTTCCAGGAACTGCGGCCATGTCTGCCACGGATTCGGAGCGCTTTTGACGATCGTTTTCAGCTTTGCATGCGCTGGGCCGAACATGTCAAACCGTAGCTTTCCGATATGTCGCGCCTTGGCATCCACTGCAGCCCGAACCAGCTCGTTCTCATAGATCCTGCCGCCCCAGCTGGTA